CCATCTTGTTCGCGTCGGCGATCGCCTCGAAGGCGTCGAACAGGAGCTTGCGCTTTGCGCCGTTCGTCAGCGCCTTCAGCAGCATCGCGAGCCAGTCTCCGCAGGTCCGGGCATCGCCGCGCTCGGCGTATTCCTTGCGGTACTTGCTCTTCACAACCGAGCGGTCCGGCTTGTCTTCGCCGTCCTCGCCTTCAGCCTCGATCTCGGCTTGCGCCGCGTCGCTTTCATTGCGCGGATCGTCGATGCCGCCTTCGTAGTCCCCGCTGTCTTCATCAGCGGCGGGCTCCGCTCCGTCGTAGTCCCCGCTGTCTTCATCAGCGGCGGGCTCCGCTCCGTCGATCTCGTCGCTCGGCTCGCCAGCCTCTTCTCGGCTGTCTTCGTCCATGCCCTTGATCGTCGTCATGTGGCCGATGACCCGTTCGCGGTCCTGCTTGTAGTTCTTGCCGGTCAGGCCGAGCGTGATCTGCTTGCCCACGGTGTTGAACAGCGTGACATCGCGGGGATCAGGCAGGCGAACCTCGTGGTCTTCGATGTACTGCTGAACGCAGGCGAGAGTCGTGTTCTGGATGGTCATTGTCGTCGCTCCTTGTGTGCCCCGAGCGGGGCGGGTTTGGTGGTCGAAGGCCGATGGCGATCGCCTCGACCTAACACCACTATAGCACGCGTCGTGGCGGCCGTCAATGTGGCACGTTTGCCACAATATGCGACAGGGTGTCGCATCCCCCGTTGCGCTACACGCGGAGGTTGAGCGACCACGCGCGGTACATTATGTCACTACTCCGTGCGTAGTCTTGACTCTACAACTGACGGTTGTTTAGGGGGATGTGTCGCTGGCCCACCACATGGGGGCGGCGCGCGGCGACACATGTGTACCAGGAGTTGAGTGCACCGCCGCGCTGCACGTCGGGGTTGTTTCTAGCGGGGGTTGAGCGACCACGCGCGGTACACGCGGGGCGCGTATGTGCGGCGGCGTCAAGACCACGCACGGAGCCGCGCCGACACACCGCGCGACGCATACGACGCTGCTCAGAAAGACGGGGCGACGGATGGCAGCAGTGAAGGGGGGGATGTGCCGCTGTTTTTTTTTTTTTTTTTTAGAGAGAGGACGAAAGCGATATCGGCTTCGAGTCACTTTTGCCATGGCGCGCTCGGGCGACGCCGCGCCGCCCCGCGCGGACCGTTGACCTCAGCAACACATGCAACTCGGAGTAGCAACGGAGACCGGGTGCTCGGCCACGCCCGTCGCGTCAAGCGCGAAAAAAGAACGGGGCGGCGCGGCGCATACGCTGGTAGCCAAGCGCCTCGCGGCGTAGTACCCGTTGTGCGTCGATCCGGCGTGCGCTGCCTGCTTAGACCATAACACGTGCAACGCGGCGGCGTTACAACTCAACGGCGAGGCGTGGGCGCGAAGGACGGCGCGGCGGCGCGCGGCGCGGCGCGGGGCGACGGGTGCTAAGAACACGGCGCGGGGCGGGTGCTAAGAACACGGCGCGGCGCGGGGCGACGCGGCTAAGAAAGACGCACGGCGCGGCGGCGCGGTCGACCACCAGCCCGACCGCGCGCGTCGCTTCGGTATAGGGCACGGCGGCGAGGCGGCGCGGCTTCGCCTCCCTGCTACGGCCTTCGACGCCGCGCCGAGACGGAGTTGCATCGCCTCGTTGACTGCTACTGCCAGTATATATGGGATGATGGGGGGTCAGGAAAAATTGACGGCATCGCCTCGCGGGGGGTAGTGGCGCGGACGGCGGACCCGATTTAGGCACCACTATGACACCCACCTCCAGCATAAACTCAAAGCGGCGGGGTCCCCCGGCACCACTCGGGCGTCTCTCGCGTCCAGATTATGACATCCCCCTACACAGAAGGTGTGGCCGCTTAGCCACAGACTTGCGCCGCCGCGTCGGGTGTGGTATACTGGGTTATGGCTCAGGAACCCGACTATAAATTCAACTCTGATCAGATCAAGGACGCAATCCTTGAGGCTGACGGCAACCTTGCGGACGCCGCCCGGTTGCTTGTTGCTAAGTGGGGCGTTTCCTGCACCCGTCAGTACGTGAAAGACGCCGTGGACAAGCGTCCCGAACTGCTGGGGTGGTATGCGGATTTCCGCCAAGAGGTGGTCGACAAGGCGGAGGGTAACATCTTCCGCTGCGTAAGAGAAGGAGATTATCAGGCATCGGTGCTGGTGGTTCGCACCTTGGGCAAAGAGCGCGGATGGGTCCCCAAGGAAGAAGTCGAAGCGAAGGTGGACGGTGAAGTTCTTCTGACGAAGATGAGCGAGGGGCGGAAACGCGCCCGCGCTGCGCTCGGGGAGGACACCGAGGCTTCAAATGGCACCAGCGAAGAAGCCTAGGTACACTGCGGAGCAGGAAGAGGCTCTCAGCGCGGAGATTGGGGGCTTCTTCTACGACCCGCTCGGGTTTGTGTTGTACGCCTACCCCTGGGGGAAGCCGGGGCCGTTAGAGGGGTTCGATGGGCCTCTCCAATGGCAGCGCGACTTCTTAACGGAGTGGGGCGAGGAGATTAAGAAGCGGGACTTCGATGGCTTCACCGCCGTTGACCCGCTCCTCTTCAGTACAGTATCGGGGCATGGCATTGGTAAATCCGCCCTTTGCGCAATGATCGTGGACTTCATCATGTCCACTCGGCCATTCTGCAAGGGCGTCGTGACGGCGAACACCGCTCCACAGCTTGAAACCAAGACGTGGGCAGAAATCGCCAAATGGTCGAAGTGGCTCATCAACGCGCATTGGTTCCGGGTGACAACCGGACGCGGCGCAATGAAGATGGTCCACGTTGATCACGACGAAGCGTGGCGCGTAGACGGAATGGCATGGCGGGAACACAAGGCGGATGCGTTCGCCGGACAGCACTCCGCCACCTCGACATCGTTCTATTTGTTTGACGAGGCCAGTTCCATTCCAAACGCAATCTTCGACACCGCTCGGGGCGGGTTGACAGACGGCGAGCCAATGCAGTTCTTGTTCGGTAATGGCACGAAGAACAGTGGGTACTTCTTCGATACGCATCACCGCTACAAGCACCGCTACATCTGTCGTAACATTGATTCGCGTACCGTGGAGATCACCAATAAGGGGTATCTTCAGGATATCATCGACGACTACGGGGAAGACTCCGACACCGCAAAGATTCGCGTTCGCGGTATGTTCCCGTCCAAGTCGATGAACCAAGTGGTAAGCACCGAGTTGGTGCGCGCCGCCCGGAAGCGTAGGGTAGAACCGACTCCGTACGACGCTGTTACCATGGGGGTAGACATCGCGCGGTACGGGGACGACAAGAGCATCATCCGAGTTCGTAAGGGCAGGGACGCGAAATCCGTTCCCCCGATGCGGTTCGAGAAGCTCGACACGATGGAAATGGCAGTGGAAGTGGTCAAAGCGGCCAACATCCACAGCCCGGAGTACATCTTCGTAGACGGTGGCGGTGTTGGCGGGGGCGTTGTAGATAGGCTCCGCGAGTTGGGGCTGCCCAACGTCTTCGAAGTGGACTTTGGCGAGAATGCGTTCAACAAGACGGACTACCGCAATCGCGGAACGGAATGTTGGATGGCGATGGCGGAATGGTTCAAAGGCGACGTCGCAGTATCGGACGATGACGACTTTGAAGAAGAGCTTACGGGGCGTGAATACGGGTATATCGGCGAGACGAAGAAATTCATCGAACCGAAGAAGGAAATGAAGAAGAGGGGGCTGAAGAGCCCGGATGACGCCGACGCGCTGGCCCTCACCTTCGCCATCCCCACCCCGGCAGTTACCGCCCAGCAGATTTTGGACCGCATTCGCGGGGGAGTACAAGGGCAGGGAGTTAACTACGACCCGCTCGGGTATTTGGAGAACGAAAATCAAGGCGACGGGGTTAACTACAACCCCATGGCGGGGTTCTAGGAGAATACAATGAGCACACCGAAAGTAAAACCGGCGCAGAAGATGCAGGCCCCCGTCGAAATCGACGACTCGCAGATTGTGTCGGCGCGCGATGAGACTATTCGGCGCAGTCGCGGCAAGGGCTATCTCGGCACCATTCTGACCGGCTTCCAGAGCGGCAACGGGGTTCCGAACGCCGCCGCGCTGAAACAGATTCTGGGTTAATTTCGATGCCGCTGGCTCCTAATCCATTTCCGACGCCCAAGCTGATCATGGAACCCCCGCGTTCTGTGTACAGCAAGAATTGGGCGTACCTCAAGAGGGAGCGGGACCAGTGGCTTCGTACCTGGGAGGACCTCGCCGACTACGTTCTGCCCTATTTGGGCATGCGGTACGAATACGAGACGTCGTACGCTGACCGGCGTCCGAAGCGTTCTAAGCGCATTCCGGTCATCATCAACAACAAGGCCAGCATGGCCGCTCGGGTGCTCATCAACGGCCTCGCGGCGGGGCTCACAAGCCCTTCTCGCCCCTGGCTGCGCCTCGGCGTTCCTCAGGACACCTCCGAACCGGACTACGAAGCGAAGCGGTGGCTCTTCGGAGCGTCCCGAGCAATCCTCTGGCTGTGCTCGACATCGAATTACTACACCGCCACGAAGCTTCAGTACCGCGATTTGATCGTCTTCGGCCCCGGCGTGAAGATCATCGACGAGCACGCAGAACACGATGTGAACTGCATCAACGCTCCGGTGGGTTCCTATTGCCTGGGTCTGGGCGAGGACGGTCGTCCGAATACTCTGTATCGCGAAGTTCTTTACCGCGCGGAGCATCTGATCGCTCGCTTCGGCTATGAGCGCTGCTCCAAAGAGGTAAGGCGCGCGTACGACCAGGGGAACTACTACAAAGAGTTCAAGGTGTGCCACGTCATTGAGCCCAACAGGCTGTTCCAGAAGGGGCAGTTTGGGCCGAAGGGCATGCGGTACGCTTCAGTGTACTATGAACAGTCCTGCGGGGAAGACGAGACCGCCCTGCTCGGGTACAAGGGCTACAATGAGAAGTGCTTCAGCGGACCCCGTTGGGACTTCTTGCCGGGTGACACGTACGGCCCGAGCGCTGCGATGGAGACATTGGGGGATATCAAAGCCCTCCAGGTTCTCGAACACCGCAAGGCGCAGGCCGTAGACAAGCAGGTGACCCCGCCTACTCAAGGCCCGCCCTCGCTAAGCAAGGCGCGTATCGGCCATATGCCGGGTAGCCATACGACCGTCAGCGAGGTTTCGCAAAAGATTACGTCGCTGTACGATGTTCGCCCCGATATGCTCGCGATTTCGCAGGAGATCCAACGGCACGAGGCGCGCATTGACGAAGCGTTCTACGTTGATATCATGCGCTCGGCCACCGACCTTACACGGCAGAACGTAAAGGCGGAAGAGATCCTGGAGCGCCGTGAAGAGAAGATGATGATGTTCTCCCCGCTGCTGGAGAACCTCTATACGGAATTGCTTGATGTTGACGTGCAGCGCCTTTTGGCTATTGGGATGCGGATCGGGCTTATCCCTCCGCCCCCGCCTTCGCTCCGTGAGCGCGACCTTAAAATCGAGTACATTTCGACTTTGGCGCAGGCGCAGAAGGCTTCTTCTATTGGCTCTATTGAGCGTGTGTTCACTTTTGCTGGCAGTTTGGCTGGCGCTTACCCCGAAGTGAAGGACAAGATTGACGCCGATGCGGCGATCGACGAATATGCGGACGCCGTTGGCGCACCCGCTTCGATCCTAGTTCCGGATCAGGCAGTGCAGCAGCTTCGGCAGATGCGGCAGCAGCAGGCCCAGCAGGAACAGGCCGTTCAGCAGACGGCAGTTGGCGTGGAGGCCGCTAAGAACCTTTCTGAAGCGCAGCTCACCGATCCGAGCATGCTTCAGTACTTGATTGGCGGGGCGGGCTCATGATAGAACGTGAGAGCCCCGACGAGTCGTACGAGCGGCGTTTGCAGTACGCCCTGGATTGGGCGAACCGCGATGCTCATGGTCAGTTTCTTCTGCAGCACGTTTTCGGCATTTGCGGGATGTTCGATACAGCGGTGGAAGAGAACGCATCGTCCTACTTGAGCGGGCGACGGTCTGTAGCGGTGCAGTTGATGGCGGACATTCGCCGCAACCGCTCGGGCGTTGCAATTCTCAAGACTGCGATGTGCAACTTAATCGACGAGATGGCAGCAGGAGACGAAGAAGATGTGGCGGAACAGGTGGAATAGCTGGGCTTTCCCGTTTTGGGAAGGCGAAGGTGGAAGTGGTGGCAATGGCGGGAACCCGCCTCCGGCTGGTGGAAATCCTCTCCCGAGCGGCGGTGACAATCCTCCCCCGAGCTTCCCGACGCTGAAGCCCGGTGAGTACGGCAATAACCCGCCTCCGGGCGGTGACAATCCCCCTCCGGGCGGCAATCCTCCGCCTCCTGGTGGTGACAACCCCCCGCCGAACCCGGCAGCCGAATTCCACGGTGCACCGGACAAGGGGCAGTACGCAGATTTCACGGTGCCCGAGGGTTTCACGATTGACCAGGGCCTCGTTACCAAATTCGCTCCGATCGCCGCCGAACTGGGTCTGAGCCAGAAGGGCGCGCAGCGGTTGGCGGACTTCTACGCTAAGGAAGTCGTAGGGCCGCAGTCGGCAGCGTTCGTCGACCAGATTTCTAACTGGTTTGGCGAAACCGAGAAGGACCCCGAAATCGGGGGCGACAAGTTCGAGGCGTCCACGAAGGCCGCAGGCCGGGCGCTTGACGTGTTCGGGACGAAGGGGCTTCGCGGTCTCCTCGTCGAGTATGGGTTGGGGAACCATCCGGAAGTGGTCCGGTTCTTCACCCGCGTGGGTAACGCCATCGGTGAAGACTCAGCGGCTGGCGGTAAGGGTGGAAACGGGCAGCAGCCGAAGGACTTCCTGACGCTGATGTACGGGCCGCCGAAGACTCAGTAACCATAGGTGGAAAGCACTGGCTTTCTATTAAACTTGGAGAAAGACAATGGCAGTTATTAACCAGCTGAGTCTCTCTCTCGCCGATGCCGCGAAGCGCACCGACCCGGATGGGAAGATTGCTTCGATCATCGAGATGGAGAGCCAGCGCAACGAGTGGATTCAGGACGTCCTGACCATGGAGTGCAACGACGGCAGTGGCCACAAAACCACCGTCCGCACGGGCATTCCGCAGGCCACGTGGCGTATGCTGAACGCCGGCGTTCCGGCCACGAAGTCGCACACCGCGCAGGTTCGCGACACCACCGGTATGCTGGAGACCTATTCCGAGGTCGACTGCGTGCTTGCCGACATGAGCGGCGACGCTCGGGCGTTCCGGGCTTCGGAGGCCATGGCCTTCGTCGAAGGTATGACCCAGCAGGTTACCGAGACGTTCTTCTACGGCAACACCAACATCAACCCCGAGCGCTTTCTGGGCCTGACCCCGCGCTTCAGCACTATCCAGACTGCGGTCGCGGACAGTGCCGACAACGTGGTTGACGGCGGCGGTGACGGTTCTACCAACAGCTCGCTGTGGTTCGTCACCTGGGGCGACGACACTTGCCACATGATCTACCCGAAGGGCACGACCGCTGGTCTTCAGCATCGCGACCTCGGCGAAGATACGAAGGTGGTGTCGAACACCCAGTACCAGGTCTACCGCGACCACTTCAAGTGGAATTGCGGCCTGACCGTTCGCGACTGGCGCTATATCGTCCGTCTGGCGAACCTGGAGTCCGGCGCTGCTGAAGTCGATCGCATCGACGCCAGCGCTGCTACGCTCTCGGCGTTCATCTTCAAGCTGACGGAAGCCCACGAGCGCATGTACAACCAGCGCGGTGGTGGCCGTACGGTCATCTACTGCAACCGTTACGTGCGCATGGCTCTCCGGAAGGCAATCTTCGAGAAGATCGCCGGTTCGACCCTGCAGATGACGCAGGTCGGCGGACAGGAAGTGCTCATGTTCATGGGCATGCCGGTCCGGCTGGTTGATCAGCTGCTGAAGACCGAGGCCCGCGTAACCTAAGGGCGTCTGCGAAGTTGGCTGGCTCCGCTCGGGGCCAGCCGGTATTAACCCTAGATGGAGAATAGTCCAATGATTATGGACGCACAGAATCAGTTCTCCGATGCGCAGGCGCTCACCTCGACTGCGAAATCGACGAACACCGTGGACCTCGGTCCGAACAGCCACGCGAAAAATTCGCAGGGCCAGGAACGTGATATGGAGATCCTCATCTGGATCAACACCACGTTCACCGACTCCGGTTCCGACGCGACGTTGACCGTCCAGTGCCGTTCTTCGGCCAATTCGGGCATGTCTTCGCCGGTCGTGCACGACGTTTCCGACACCATTCTCTTCGCCGAGATGGTTGCCGGTGCGAAGTTCCGGTTCAAGCCCCGCGTTCCAATCGACGCTGGTCGTTACATCGACCTGAACTACGTCGTCGCCTCCGGCCCGTATACGGCTGGTGCGCTCTCGGCGGCTCTGGTTGCGTCGCGTCAGACCAACCAGTAAGAACTGGGTGCTCGTCTAGGCGGGCACCCTTCCCAACCCTGAGCAAGGCAGACTAAGGAGAGACTGCAATGGCAAAGACCACGGCTGGCAAGCCGGAAGACCCGAAGGTGGAGGCCCCGGTTGCAAAGCCGGAAGACCCGAAGCCGGAGGAGAAGGTCGAGACCGTCAAGCGCGGCAATATTCAGCGCGTCGACGTTCGCGACACCGGCCTCGCTGACCCGGATAAAAAGGGTCGCTTCGTTCGTGTCCTTCAGAAATCGTACGTCAATGGTGCGGTTTTCGAAAAGGGCGAAATCACCCATTGGCCTGCTGGCGTCGAGACGCTCGGCAGCAACCTCGAACCCTACGAGCGCTAAGAGCTATGGTAGACTTCCTGTCGACTGAAACCGATCTGTGCAATCTTGCGCTCGGGCACATCGCCGCGAAGTCTATCTCTGCGCTCACGGAGAAGAGCAAAGAGGCCGAGCAATGCCGCATCTTTTACGGTACGGCGCTCGGCTTCGTTCTCTCCGATCACGATTACAAGTTCGCTTCGACAAAGATCGATGGCGTTGCGGTGCCAGTGGACGTTGGCGGCCCTACAAGCGCCGATCTCGATGGGTGGCAGTACCTTTACGCCTACCCGGCCAATTGCGTTAAGGTGCGCGAAATTATCACCGCGAACCAGATGCAGTCGATCGACCCCTATGGGTTCGGCAACGTGAATGGCGCGGCGTTCGGCGTTCCGGACTCGCAGCAGGGCAATTTTATCGCCCCCAGCAACAGTTTCACCCTCAGCAATGAGCGGGGGTTCGGAGACGACCGGGGGCCGGACATTCCATTCAACGTGGCATTGATTGGCACCACGAAGTATATCTTTTGTGACGTGCCCGATGCCCGTATTCGGTACACCCGTTTCATGGACAACGTGACGGGGTGTCCTTTCGATTTCGCGTTGGTGTTCAGCTACTACCTGGCGTCTCTGATCGCGTTTCCCATCACTCGCAAGCTGGAAATGACCGGCGCGATGATGAAATCGTACGAGAACATGAAGCCGCAGGTGCAGGCGAACAACCAGAACGAGGCAACCCAGGTTGACCGGGACCCCCCGGCTCCTTGGATTAGGGCACGGCAGGGCGACTAATGGTTAGCACGGAAACAATCCGTAAGAGCCAGAACAGCTTCTCAGGCGGCGAGATCGGGGCCAAAGTGCTCGGGCGTGTCGACTTGGCGAAGTTTAACACTGGCTTGCGCTACGCCAAAAACGTCTTTGTTGAAATCGAAGGCGCGGTGTCGAACCGGGCGGGCTTCGAACACGGCGGGCGCAGCAAGACGGACTCCGGTGTTATTCGCTTCGTTCCTTTCGAGGCTCCGGGTGACATCTCTTACATGATGGAGATCACCGCTAACAAGATTCGTTTCATCTACGATAATCAGCTTGTGCTGACGGATGCGATGGCGATCTTGGAGGTTGACACGCCGTACGCCGCCGCTGACTTGTATTCTTTGGTGTTCTCACAGAGCAACGATATTTGCACCATCACTGGCAGCGGTTATGACATCAAAGAACTGCGCCGTACTTCTTTCAACGTGTTTTCGCTGGTGGACATCTCGGTTAACCCGAATATCACGGCTCCAACAATTACAGTAGTGGATTCGGATGGCTCCAACGCAGGGGAAACAGAGCAAGCGTACGTTGTGGCCGCAATCGACTCCAACGGTGTGGAGTCTCTGCCCTCCGCTAAGGTAACAGCTGAGAACACGCTGGCTGTCGACGGTGATCAAATCACCATTGGCTGGAGTGAGGTGGCAGACGCCGACGCTTACATCATCTACAAGCGGCGCGCGGGTACGTTTGGATTTATGGGCTACATCCGTCAGGAGGACACGTTTTCAGACGGTCCCCCACGGACGTACCGAGCCATCGATAACAACATCAACCCGAACACGGGCCAAACCCCCAAACGCGCGGATGACCCGTTCCCCACGGACAACGATCGGCCCGCTATTTCGTTCTTATACCAGCAGCGCAAGTGTTATGCGGCGTCGCTGAATAAGCCGAACTCTATTACGGCCTCGCAGATCGGCACATTCGATGGGTTTCGGCGGTCCATTCCGGCCCTTCCGGACGACTATTTCGAATTTGCCCTGGGGGCCGCTCGGACCCAGCAAATTAAACACGTTATTTCCCTGGACGATCTAATAATCTTTACTTCGTCCAACGAATGGCGCTTAAGCGCTTCAGGGGGGTTCGCAGCTACGCAGCCCCCGGACCTTCGGCCCCAGTCCAACATCGGTATCGGGCTTGTTCCCCCGTTGGTGGTGGGAACAGACATTATGTTCCTGCAGACGGCGGGCCGAACGGTCTACCGCATGAACTATAGCTTTGATTTCAACAAGTTTTTGTCGGAAGACATTAGCGTGTTGTCAAAGCATCTGTTCAAGAAGCGCAGCGTTGTTGGATGGTGCTACGCGCAAGAGCCGCATTTTACGGTGTTCGCCTTCTTCGATGACGGCACGGGCGTCTTCTTTGCGTACAACCGCGCGCAGCAAGTTTACGCGTGGACCCGCTGTGAAACTGACGGCTTTATCGACGCTTGCGGGTGCATCCGGGAGAACGGGATTGACCGGATCTACATCGCAGTCCGGAGGCTGGTAAATGG